CCTGCTAACCCACGACCAAGTCCTGCTGCATCTAATTGTCTAGCATATCCCATTTGTTCTGCCTGTCGTCGAGTTCCTGTCATAGCTGCTGCTCGAGTAGCTGCTTGTTGTAAACCAGCGGCTTGTTGCATTCCTGCAAACCTACCAGAGTTGGGGTTTATCCCCATTGCTGCCATAGCTCGTTGATTCTGTTGTTGTGAGATACCAAATGCCCGTCCAGCATCGGCTGCAGCCTGACTTGCCAACTGTTCTCTATAAGCTTCTGTATTAAAATCTTGAGCGTCTTGAACAATTGATCTTTCAAGAGGGCGAAAAACATCTCTTTGGTAATTGTAATAGTCTCTAGCTTGATCCATTTGTTCTGCTTGAGCTTGCATCTGTTGGTTAGCGATACTTTCAAGCATTGGGGCTGTTCGTTCGTATTGATCTCGTGCAAACGCTAGTTGTTTACGCCCTAATTCTGATTGAATACGCGCAGCTTCTGCAGATGCTTCCGCTAGTGGAGCGTAGTCGGGAGCTTCAACGGTGTTTTTTCCCATAATCGCTTTCCTCTCATATAGTTCTCGGGCCAAAGCACGAGGATTAACATATCTTGACCGGATGATCCGGCGTTCTTCATTATGGCTTCTATACGAAAACCAATGTGTATGTCTAGGTGGAGTGCTTTAGTATTATCAGCTTCCACCAGTCCTGTAAGTCTTTGGAGCTTACAATCTTGAAATGCATAAATAAAAGCATGATCTAAAAGCTCTAAAAACAATTTGGTGGGTTTGCTGACTGCAATATGTACGTTTGCATTGTGGCCGTTCATACTTTCAAACACTATACCACTTACTATATTGCCTTTGGTTTCAGCGCCCATAGCGTAGTAATTATGCCAACTAGCACCGTCAGGCATCTGCTCGGCTACCCATTCACCAACTCGACATTTATCATCAAATATTAATCGAGATGTAGACATAACTACTCCTGACCACACGTTATCATATTAGATTGCAATTTGACAATCATTTTATGTTTTCTTAGTCTTTGCACCTTTTCCACCACTTTTCTTCTTTTTTGCTGCTGCAATTACATCACCACGTGTTATTTTCTTTTTGTTTCCATACATCGCAGCTAGTCTTTTTTGTTTAGGGGTATACTTAGAATATGGCATTACTTCTTCCTTTTTCTTTTGACAATAGTTTTTACGTTTGTTGGTTTACCTCCAACTCCTTGAGCTTTTGATCGTTTTCTTGATACTGCGCTTTTAATTTGAGCTTTAGTCATTGAAGCTGCTTTGCTTCTAGGAACGCACTTAGGGTAAGCCCTCTTAGACTTTTTAGCAGATTTACGCCCGCAAGGTTGGTACTTACCTTTTTTCTTTGGCGCACCAATATCAACCCAGTCACCTTTGGGCCCTTTACCAAACCAAGCTTTTAATCCACCAGAAGGCTTTGCCATTATGCGTACCCTCCTCCTCTTTGCTTATACGTTCTAACCAACCACCCGTTTGCGTAAGCTGATGGGTAGACCTTGAACTTACGTTTAGCTTCAGCTTTTACTCTTGCATACAGTGCAGGATTTGTTGGTCTTGCTCCTGATTTCTTCTTAGTAGATTTTTTCTTCTTTGTAGCCATAACAACCCTTTCTTATGTTAACACTTCCACCTTCTTCTTGCCTGTCGTAAACGAGAATTAGGATTCTTTGCTGCTTTTGGAAACTTTTTCATCTGTCCTGCTGATCTTGCGCAGAATGATTTACGCCTTTTAGCTGCCTTGCTTCCCGGCTTTACTTTTCCTGTTACTGCTGTTTTAAGCTTAGAGCCGGGGTTTTTACGCCTGTACGCAGCAACACCTGCTCGTGTCATTCCTGCACCTGCTTTGGTAGGACGGAAGTTCTTTTTGTTGCGCTTTGGCATATTATCTCTTTTGCGAGCCATCCTCTTCTCCTTTCAAACAAAGCGTTGGTCGTCGTTCACAACTCCACAATTCAAGACGGTTGAGAGGTTGTGGCATATAAGGTGGTAGTTTCTGTATATACATTACATCCTGTTCCTGTGCGTCGTTGACTAAAAGCTGCGTCATTAAAAATACCTCCAACATGTTAACGCGTTATTAGATCAATAACTAGAAAAATTATGAACCCCGCTACCAAAAAGCGTCCTATCATACAATTAATACAATACTTCATAGCTTTAAGCATCTCTATCATAGTGTACTATCCAACTATCCATCATGTCTGTACGTATAAGTTCAGGCTGAGAATCTATTTCGATATCAATTATATCTTGTGTAGTCATGTCTTTTGTTAGCCACTTTTCAAGATCAGCATCTGTTACTTTATCAATATCTATAAACGTATCCCGACTACAAAGATAACTAATGTCTTTACTCAAATCATAATTTTTAAAACCTTTTGGATGTTGATCATTTGTAATCTTCCAATAAGCTTCAATCCTTACAATAACATTTTTAAAGTTAGCAGATTCTGCTACCTTATACACTTTGTTAACAATAAATTCTCTTTTATACGCCATTTCGTCTCCTAAGTAATTCCATAGTAACTTTTATCAGTTACCATTAAGTTAACAGGTCTACTATTTTGATCAAATACCTCATCTTGATCGTATGCTTTAATCGACGGTACAGTACCAACAGTCATTTCGCCAATAACAAAACCTGTTAATGCAGCACCAACAACAAGACTTAATGAGAGTCCTCCTGTAAAAACAGCTAAAATAATACCTAATATTGACCCAAGAAGCCCTCCAATACCACAACTTGTATCTACGTATTGATAAGCTGCACCAGCAAAATCAGCTTTCCAAGTTGCAGTGTGGGTCGTAGTATTTCGAGGGTGGCGAACACATCCGCGAAAAGAAGCCCAAGATTTATACTCAAAAGCATACTGTTTAGTAACAAGCCCAAAACCACTACAATCAATTGTTCCCTCCCCACTATTATTATATGCTAATCCTCCATAAGCAGAAGGCACAATACTATATAGTTTGTTTGCAGTGTTAGTAACAGAACCCGAATGGTCTTTAGTTTTGTTGGATGTAAAATTAACATGACTTGAAGTAGTATAGCTGTTTGCTCCTAGTGAAACTGAACCTTTTGAATTTGTTTTTATAGACGATGGGTGTGTAATTGTTACAACATCATCAATACGAAGCGGTCGTTTGCTGTCTGTAAAAACTAACTTTGAACTGCTATCATATACTGCAATACCAAAATCGCTTAAGGTTACAGCAGAACTAGGCAATTCGGTTAATGGAGCAAAAGCATAAACAGCAGGTGCTTGACTAGAAGTTCCACTAAATAGTAAATTAACTACCCATTTTGTTCCTTCATTAACAACATCCATTATACAAATTTCTTGGTTGTTATGATTGGGGCAGTAGAAAGGGATAAAGAAATCAACATCCAAAGTAATATCATATTGTATAATGCGCCCCATATCATAGTTACTAGATCGAGTAGCAGCATTAATACCTATATGATGGTCCCCTGTATAAGTTGGTTGTACCGCGCTTGTCGTCGTTGACATTTGGCCTGCATAAACGACGGACGAATAGTCACTATGAAACGCTATCTTGTTATCAGAACCATATGCAACAATACCGTAACTCATCGGCCAAGAACCAAATACTGATGGGGAGTTCCATTACTAGGTTGCGTAATAGTAATAGTTGATGAGGTTTGAGAGCTAGTAGGACGAAGCTCTTCGTCAGCTGTATCTCTTATACCAGTAGGAGTGAAAACTACTTTAAACTCTGTTACGTCTGCGTAGTTACTCTTAGTTAACGTTATTGTTGTTGATGAATTTAAATTTCCTTTAGCGATAACACTAAGAGAACTGTTTGTAAGATTTACCCCATCAACTTGTATCCCAAACGCCATTATGACAAATCCCCTATTTTAACTCGAAGAGTTGATCCATCGAATACTTCAATTTTGGTAGAAGTAATTTTTAATCTATCACCTGTGGTTGCGTTAGATACATCTAATGTCCCACGAAAAGTTGCGTCATTTGCCTCTATCTGTCCTGTTTTATCTATTTTCCAACCGGCAGTCCCTGCAGAATAATTTGATGATTGTATAACATTGCCAATCTTAGCATTATCAATTGATGCATCTTCAATCATAGCTTGTGTAAGAAAGACAGTATTATTAGACACTCGGAAAGGTTCAGCAACTTGTTGAGTCTGACCAGCAACCATCTGATTAACAAGTGCACCGTCGTCAACACTAATATCAGCTGAAGAACTATTAATATTTATTGTGTTGTTCACTGTAGAGCCGTCTGTATCTATATATGAATGCATATTCATAGTTACAGTTAAGTTATCATTTCCGACAGCATTTCTAGTAACGGATACTTGGTATGGAGTGAACGACCCAGTGTGTAATCGAGTAGTAGAAAACGCAATGCCGCCAAATTGGTCAACAGAACCATCTATTGTGTTTATAAGCGCCGTTATATTACTAGTAGTTATTCTATTGCCGTTGGTAGGATCGCCGCCCATATTATGTACGCTAGCCTCAGGTCTGTAATAATAAGTTGCGTCGTTAAAATTTGTAGACTGGATAAGTGAATTGCTAAGACCCGTTGGTATAGTTAAAACACCAGAAGTAACCTCTCTATTTACTACTGTTTTTCCACTAGACGATGTAACATCTTTTATTACTCTTACAATGTGGTTCTTACCATAGCTAGTATAACTATTTCCACTTGAAGTACGTTCCCTCCTACCAAGTTCTTCATACGTAGCAGAAAGCCCGGGTATTCCATTTATAGCAGCAGCTAGATTTAAGCCTGTATTCCTAAAGTTATCTTCATTATCTTGAGTATTTGCCCATGCGTTATAAGGATATATTCTATACGCATATATGTCATTACCCATACCACTACTGTGTATAGCACAAACATATTTTAATCTATCTGTATCACTACTGCTACTACTGCTTTGGCTGGGATTATCAAAGTCATACTGGGTAGGGGTCCCAGTTGGAACATCTACTGCAACTGTTAGTTCAACTTTTCTATCACCAGAACTTGCACCTGCATTAAATGTAGTTGAGTTACTATATTGTTGTTGTGTAACTTCTACTCCATTTAGAAAATATTTAACTCCATTTTCATAATCTGCGCCCATATTACTACCACTAGAATCAATGTAATCACCTCTTTTAATCAGTAGTGGATGCCCATCATTTGATGAATCGTTTTGATTAAAAGTATAAACTTTACCTACAATAACACGAAGAACAGGTCTTTCTTGATACTGAGTAGTAGAATATGCATTACCATTAAAATCAAACTGCCCTTGCTCCCCTTTATCAAAAGCAAAAACATTGGTAGCCCCAGATTGATTACTATTAGCAACAACTTTAACTGTAATTAAAGCACCAGTCATGCCAGCACTTGGAGTGTATATCTTTTTTAATCTGTATCCTTGACTATACGTATCAATAGAAGATTGAAGAGTGGGATCTCCTGTAGTTTGTCCGTAAGCTTGAAAAGAGTTCATAGGATATCCTGCTACCGGGTGTGCGCTGGTGAATACTTGATTATTATCTAAAGGATAGTGTTGAGGTAATTTATTAGTAGTTGCGCCAGTACCACCAGTAAAAGGTGCGTCTGCACTAATGACTCCAAAACACGCTACAGTGTAAGTCTTTCCGTCTACTTCAAACTCTAATTGATGCCGATTTGTATATATGTTCCATGTAGAACTATAGTTACTACCTTTTAATTCTTCTGCAAAAATAGCCATATCGCTATTACTCCAACTGGGGGCTTTAACTAGATCTTTATTTAAAAAAATAGTAGAAGTATTTCCAAAAAAAGGAGCCGTAGGAGGTACATTATAAGTATAACCATCCACTGGAGTATTGAACCAATTATTTTTAGGATCAGCCTCTAAAGTTATTTCTTCGCCATTATGTTTAGCAAATCTAATTTGTGCACCTACTGGGATATACTCCCAGTCACGCACCTTTATTGTAAAACTAGCTCCTGTTGGTGTAGTACGAATGCTAAACACGTCCGCATTAAATAACGCACCTGATCCATTTCCAAAAAGAGATATGTTTGGATTTGAAACTGACGATATGCCAATATTGCTACCACTAGAATCAACGTTGTAATTAACAGTTCCACCAAGATGTATGTCTGTACCAGCGATTTTGTTACCATAAAAATCAACAGTGTTTAAAAGACTTGCAGTAATTTTATCTGCCGTTAGATCTTTAATTTGTGCATTTGTTATAGACGCATCGTGAATAAAAGCAGTTTTCATGTAAGTGCCTGCCGGAATAGTTACACCATTAATTACTGTTTGTGTATCTATTTGAAAAAAAGGTGACTGAGAGTTAGTTCCATAAGCCTCAGCTAACAACTCCATAAGGAAGGCAGGGCTAGCCGAAGTTGCACCTTGTGTTCCTGCTGTTTGATTAAATGCGCTTGCTTCCCCATTCTGATTTATATTTCGTACCCAATAATATCTTGTACCTGACCCACCTATAACATGAGAAAAATTGTTACCAGATGTCATACCGACAAGTACAGCGTCACCTATAACATCAGAAGTATGAGCCCAGATTTCAGTATAAGCATGCCCCGCATAAACTGGAGCATTCCAACTAACTATTATACTAGCATGAGCTCCAGATACTGATAAATTTGTAGGAGGTTGTGGAGCTTCAATTGCAATAATAGAATTTATAGAAGGTGAAGCTGTTATATTTCCTGTAGATGTGCCTGTTACTATTCCAGTAGCAATAAGCTTTCGTGCAGTTAAAACACCGTCAACTCCTCCACCATCAAGTGCTTCACGAACACGTTGCACAAACTGTTGTAGATCACGTGGAAGAGGGGACGAGACGGTTGGTAGATTATTAGCCACTTGCTAGCTCCGACATAGAATTTGCAATAGAAAGTGAAAAAACTTCTTTTGAACCCTCAATTTGCATTTCCCAGTCGCGCCCAACTTTAGACGGAAGTCTGAAGGGATCTCTATTTTGCACAGTTTGTGTATGTACCAACGCGTTATCTGCATAAAATTTTACTGTCATGGGGTAAGCTTCGGCTTCAAGTTGAGCGCAAGAAAACCCCATTATTTGTGGCATCGTAAATTTCTTAGATTTCCAAGTATAATTTTTTTCTGCACCTCCGCTGAAAGGTTTTACTTTATTCCCACTATCGTCAACAACAACAAAAAGCTTATCTAAAAGTAAATCGTGATAAGCAGAGTCAGCATAAATATCATGAAGAATAAATTGACCACTTCTTACATCAAAAATAAAACCCCCGCTTTGCGTCCCGTTGTTGTAAAATGCTATGTACTGGTTATCTTGTTGATAAGCATGTATTGATTCTGGTTTGAAAAAAGCTTGCCATTGACTAAAATCAAAAAGATTTTCAGTAACAATCCTAGAACCTCCGGGCGACAGTAACATTAACCCGTCAGGTGCTGCATAAACAACTCCACCCATAAGACTTACAATACTTCGTTTAGATACACAGGCTTGTTCGAGTTCAGATTTAACAATAGTCATATTTGCAGGGTGCGAACCTTGAACTAAATATGGTGTGCCTTTGGTTAGAACAGCAAGTGTGGTGTCCATTCTACCAAACCCAACAACTGGAAAATCAACTGTTTGTATATAGTTTTCAGGCCATGCATGAGGGTGGTATGGATCACAAAAATGTATATCACGCCCTGTAAAACCAGCCATAATTCCATTAGGTAAGTTTATTAAACCAGAGAGTGTTTGTGGAGGTTCGCTCCAAGTCAAACTTGGAAGTTCTTCTGCTAAATCTTCTGCTTTTACATTATCAGTAAAACTTGCAGCAGAGGATGCTATTTCTTTTACAAATAAAAATGTACCAGAAACAGAACGGTATATTCGTCTATGAGAAACTATGTAACTACTTGGGATAGAACTAAATCCTGATAACGATACAGTTTGCCCTAATTTAACATCAACGGAATTTGAAGCCTCAGCCGGAGCCGACTCAAATTCAAAACCAGATTCTTTATTTACATTTGTGTATGTATAAACACGTGTTTCTACTGTTGAACTTTCATCTGTAGACCCAACACTTTGCAGTAAAGTAAATATAGGTTGGTCTGGGTAATCTCCATTTTTTATTGATAAAGTTGCATTCGCTCCAACAGCAGTAGTTTCAATAACCGCAAAAGGTTCAATAGACCCAAATGTTTGAACTCCTATGCCAAGATAAGTGTACGAGTTAAATAAACTTACATAAGCTTGATTAACTACAGGAAATATATTTGAAGTACCATTTACAGTTATTTTAAGATACTGATTTTCCATAGCATCTACATTAGCTTGTGTTACAAACAAACGAGCAGGACTATCAGAATTAGAAGCATAACTGGTAGGTATTGAAGATAGGTTTGTCATATTATTAGAAGCCATTCTACGGTAAGATATACGGTTATTAGGGCCTAGCCCTGCAGTGCCCGGAGTAATCACAACACATGAACCATACTGTGTTGCGTTGAGTCCAGAAAGATTGCTATCTAAGAATGTTGCAAACGCAGCAGCTGTTAAAGTACCAGTAAATGTATAGGTTACGTTATACATTGCATAGTATGGTGAGTTTGCATGGCTTACAGTGAATCTTTGTCCAGATTCTATTGCACTTATTTCAGAATCGTCAATTACCACATAGGGCCCAGTATAATATGCTGCTCCAGTTGCACTTAAGTTAAGTGAACCATCTATAAACGTACCATCTGTATTTGGTTCTGTTCCAGTTTGAAACTTTACAAAAAGTTTAGCCGTTGGGCCAGTAGCAGTTGTATTTATTTCAACATTACCGCTTTGTTCAGTAGCTGTAACATCTAAATTTGACACCGCATTTATTGCAGCTGTAACTGAGGTCGAAGTTATTGTCCCACTTAAACTAACAGTTTGATAATCGTTAGCATTGTCAGCTACAGTACTAATCAACATATTATTAGCAGTAGTCAAACTAGCAACGTGTGATGCAGTTAAGGTAACTGTAGCAGGGTGAGAAGTAGCTGTTCCAGCATTTACAGACGCAGATATAGGAGTAGATGGAGCAGGTAATCCTAAAGGTCTTGTTGCTGTAGGATAATTTGTGCCTGACAAAGCAAGCGAATTGTATGTTGCTTTTGGCCCGCCATCACCTGTAAAAAATGTCCACTCCGACACATCTCCTGCTATTTGACTTCGGCAAACATCAACATCAGAGTTCCAATGAAACCAGTAGTTATTTTCAGATACACTATCTTGCCCAAAACGGTATATAGATTGAATAGTTCCAGTCTTTTGTAAATCAGCAACTTTAGCTCCAACATCTGTTAATGTTTGTATACTGCCTTGGAACACAGGACAGTTTAAAGCTGTTTGAGCTTGATTATCCTGAAGATATCTAGCTGGAACAATAGGAGCTATTCCTCCAAAACTTTTTATACTGAAAACTGCCACTGCGCCTCCTTAACTTAATAACACGTTGACATATTAACTAATTATATCAAAAACCTCAATTCTTTTCAAAATGTGGACCATCAATGAATGGACGACGTCCTTGTGAACGACGTAAGTCTATATAAGCATTCATAGCTTCTTCGGCTGTTCCTTCCCAATCACGAAGGTCATCTATTTGCCATGCGGCGCCCCAACGAATTTTAGTATCTGTTCGTACCGCAGCTTCTTTCATCGCATCTGCTATTTCATCATAAACCTGAATTTCCCAACACGGCTCTCCGTCTTGGTACGCCATTAAATCGACGGCATGAGCTTTACCATCTTCTTGAATAAGGTGTTTTGATTTCATAGTCTGGGATCGGCCCGAATTAAAAAGCTTTTCCTGTTCTGCCAAAGAACGAACCCCATAAATCACTCCGAAGTCGATTTTCGTCAATTCAATCGCTCTTTTTACTGTTTCCACCAGATCCTCGTGTACGTCCACCAGTTTCTGAAAACTTCTCTGAGATAGTTTGAACGGCATCTTTTTTCTCCTTTTGTTTGTGGACAAAGTTAACCCACTCTAAGTTCATATCATAAAAGTATTGACAGTACTTACACTGCATACTTCCTCTGACGTACTCCATGTCGTGCCCGCATACCTCGCACTTAATGGAGTCTATTTTTTCTTCCTCATGTTAAATAGCTTAGATGCCGACCGTGTGGCGAAACTCGCACTTACGATAGCTCCTAACGCTATTTGATACCACTGAGGCATACCCGCAAGGGCTTCAAACCCATCGGATACAATACCTCTGCCCCACTCCCCACAAAAACTTAGCACAAGAGGAATACTGAAGAGCAGAGTCAACCATTCGTCCTTCCATGAAGACTGTGATGCGCGCATCGCAGCAAGATCCCAATCAATCTCACCTGTTGCTTCTTTCATGCGTATGGTAGCTTCAGCTTTTTGTATAGCTGTCTTACCCTCTAAATACGAAGAAGCAAGACTGCCAACAGAACCTATTAGTGCTTGTATCATTTCTTTTTAGGCCTTCCTCGTTTAGCTTTCTTTTTGGGAAAAATAACTGCCCATAGTTTTTTAAGGTACTTTATCATCTTTAACTCCTCTTTTAGCTAATTGATTAAACCCTATGAAACTCGCCAAAACTCCCATATTACTAATAACCCAAATTTCAGCGATACCTGAGAGATGTGAAATTCTATCTACAGGTACTAACGGCGTCATTAACACGATTATGAATAAAGTTACAGTGATAGCAGAAAACCATACTAAATGTCTTTGTTGATCTTCTTTTTTGTCTCTGTTTTCTAATAGCACCATGCGCTCTTTAATAGCCATTTCTCTATCAGTAACAACACCGTCACCATTAGTATCTGCTTCTTCCCAGACTGAACCTTTTTCTAACGTTTTTTGTGCCATAACTAACTTTTTGCTTTCTTTTTAGCTGTAGCACTCAAATCTTTAAAATGAAATAAACGTTTGCTATTTTTACCGTGGGTTTTTCCAGAATGTAACTGACCGTTTGGCATTTTATGTGTTCCGCCTTTGTATTCAGTACCATCACGAAAATAATGTTTTACGCCTTTAGCCATAAGATTTACCTTTTTTACCTGACTTCTTAGTCTTTTTCGCCATCTTCATTGGTTTTTTGTTAGTAGTCATCTTCATAGATTTTGGTTTCTTTTTCCCCATTGTGTATCCATATCCCGGCATATCATTTCCTTTCTTTTGGTTTCATAAAAGTTTGAGCGACACCTCTGTCACACGTTATTACAACAACTCTATTTTCTTCATTATACACTACCCATACACTACCTGACCGTCTTCGTACTTCTTCAAGTCTTACTCCTTTCTTTTCATAAGTTTCCATCTTTCTACCATTAGAATACCTCTGAGCTAACGTCTGTCAAGCAAGACAAGCCCATAAGTAAAGGCAAAAAGAATAGCAGTGCCAATGCCAACGGTAAGTATACCTATGCTCCACATTATAATCTTCTCTCTTCTTTCTTTTGCTTCGTATATTTCTTTTTGTCTACGTTTACGAATATCACCTTCCATAGCTAATAGTTCTTCCCATGCTCTTGTTCCGTGAGTAAACATTATGAAAGTTTTTAATTCGTCTCTTTGTGATTCTAATTTTTTCTTAGCAGCAAATGCTTCAATTGCTTCTTGCTCTATAGATTGCCCACTAAATACTTTCTTAAACAGCGATGGATTCTTAGCAGATTTATGCGCCGCATCCACATCAGACACAGCTCCCATCCATCTTGACAGATCCTGTGACATACTTTCAAGATCACGGCCCGCTGCAAAAGCGCGCTTGATCCCCCCGAAAGCCGCCGTTGCCGTAGAAATAGCCGCGCTAATTGTGAGCGGGTCCATATTATTTTGCCTCCAATATTCTATCTATTTTTGAATCAAGCGCATCAAGACGAGCAAGTACTCTATCTATCGAAGCATTGCTTTCAATCTTAGTAGAATATTCTTTAGCAAGTTCTTCTCTTGTTTTGTTTAAAAGAATAGAGATACGCTTAAGTTCATCATGTTGGCTTTTAACCCACCAAATAAGAAAACCTAATCCACCTGTTAATATAGAACTCCAAAGCGCATCTAATTCCATTAATTATCCTTTTCGGGTGGCTTCTCAACAGCTTCTGTCAATAGTTTAACAAAAGCGTCTCTGCCAACTCTTAACTGATCAAGATTAAAAGCTGTAGATCCAATTTTTCTATCAAGGTCAGCTATATGATTTACCATTTGTTTTTGTTCGTCTGTTAATTGATCTTCAGTATAGTCAGTTCCGTTAATCTTAATGGTTTTTTTATTTTCTTCCATTTTGATCTCCTTTTTAATTTAGTTGTTAACTTTTCCAGTACTCCCTACCAGTTTTAATAACAGCATTTATTTTAGTTAAGTCTTTATCTTTATACTTGTCATCGAGCAATTCTGTTTCAAGCGTCATAATAATTCCACCGACGCAAGATTTTTTATCTTCAGCGCTCTCGTTTTTCATTTTCATATTACCCATGATGTTTTCTATAATATCGCATTGATGTAACATTCTTAGGTAATCTCTTTCTAATTCATTAACCGCCATATTTATTCTCCTTTTAACTTGGTTATTTCTGCTTGCAAACTGTCAACTTTTGCTGATAGTTCTTGCACCGCTTTTACTAGGATAGGGTATGTGTTCATTGGCTGTGCTTCTAACCTTGATGGGTTTTCGTAACTAACCAATCTAGTCCTAGTAGTAGAACTAAAATCCATTTCAACTTCGTGCAATTCTTGAGCAATAAAACCTATTTCTTTTTTACCTTCCCATTTACCATCTCTTCTGTTCCAAGTAAACTTTCTTGGCTTCATCGCTTTTATAAAATTCAAACCTAAGTCTAAATCTTCTATAGCTGTTTTGTCTCTTTCATCTGATAATGCAGTAATGCTAGTAACTTGACATCTTAATGCCGTAATACTTGAATCACCTAATGTAATTTCGTTACTTACAGAACTTGAAGAAGGATTTGCTCCGTTACCAAGGCACATGGAATTACTACCAGTATAATAGTTGGTTCCACCATTATTATAAAGAGCTCTATAACCTACACTTGTATTATTATTCCCACTACGTACTCGAGATCCTGCATCATACCCCACTCCTACATTATTATCGCCGCTATTAATATAATAATTGGCATAACTCCCAATGCCAACATTCTGGAACCCACTACTCATGGAATATGATGCCCTAAACCCTATTCCAATATTATGACTAGCAGAACCGCCACCATATCCTGCTTGGTATCCAATATAAATAACATTATCCCCACCATCCATATCGTACCCAGCTCTATAACCTATAAGTACAGAATTATCTGTTTGGTTGTACATCGAATTACCTGCTTGATATCCAATACTTACGTTCTGCCGCCACCCAACCTTAGCATAATACCCAACAGCTACATTTGAGTAAGAGTTCGTGTAATATGTTTCTGCCTCGTAACCGAGGAGGGTGTTGTAATCTCCTGTTGTCATATTACCCCCCGCGTAAGCTCCCACAATTGTATTATTGGTTCTACCACTTCCACCATTATTAACCATAGCATAATAGCCGATAACCGTATTTTGCGAATCACTAGAGCTGCTACCAGGAGATGTACTATCATAACCTGCGATCGAACCTACAAAGGTGTTATATGAAGAAGAAGAACCAATTCCATACCCTGCTCGATCTCCAATCGCTACGTTCTGATCTCCATCTGTTACATGATGGAGCGCATCAAATCCTAGAACTGTGTTTCGCGTTCCCGTAGATGTGTTCAAATTAGGTGTAGGTTCCGACGTCCCCGCAATAATAATATTATCAGTACCAGCTACTAAGCCTAGTTTACCGCTTAAAGAAGCTCCCCAAGTTTGGCTTGTAAAAACACTACTGCCCCCACCGCTGCCACTACCAACGCCTAAATTAGCGGGCGTAATTTTTTTCATTATTCCGCCATCATCTATTAAAACAAAATCCGCATCACTCGACGACGTTGTTGTGGTTGGTGCGTCCGAGTTAGTTGTAGAGAGTAATGTTCCCGTAGTTGATGGTAGATCTAAGGTTATATTCCCACTAAAAGAAGAATGCGCAGGAGCTTTTATAGAAGCATAATGAGCATTGTTACTTTCGCAAAATAATCTTAACTCTGATTGAGAACCTGAGTTTCTAATATTAAAAACACCAGTATTAATTGATGAGAAATCACTGACCTCAAATGGTACAAAACTAATAACTTCAATAACATCGTTAGCTGATGCACCAGATGTTAAAACTACATCAGAGCCATTAGTAGCGGTAAAATCACTACCTGCAGCAAGCTTTAGACCGTTTTTATACACATCAATAAAACCTACTGTATACCCCTCTGTTGCAAAAGTTGCTTGGTTAGCAGTAGCAGTAAAAGAACTACGGTTTTGCGTAGCTTGTGGTACTGGTTGAACTCCTATATATCCTGCCATTATTTACTCTCTTCTACTTTTGCAATATACGCTTTTTTTACTGCATCAGTATGTAATTCTTTAGCAATTGCTTGAACGCTTGCATCTTCTTTAGCAAGATCATCTTCTGAAATATTAGGTGTTACAACATGACGTTCAAAAGTTCGTGTTATTTCAACACCATCTCTCTTAATAACCGAAGCTACTCTTACGTTAATAGTTTTAAACTCACCATTTACAGTTATCTTATCTACAATTTTTTCTTCTGTTAAGGCCATGTTCTCTCCTTAAGGATTAATATCATCATCATCTGTCATATACACTATGTTACCCCAAATATCTGCTGATCCACTAGTAAGCTGACTTACAGTAATAAAATCATCAGCAGTACCTGATATGCTTTCTATAATTCTAATAAAATCATTATTCTCATTTATACTTGGAAATAGTTGTGCATTAGATGCCCAAGAAACATTTTCTAGTCTAAGCCCCCCAAGATTCCATATTATACTTCCTCCTGAGAGATTAGCAGGGGTGTAAGGAACTCCATAAATTCTCAAATCGCCGCTTCCAGTAAGTCCTGAAGTATTGATATTTGCACCACGAAAATCTAAAAAAATTCTATTCCCTATTCGCGTATAACGACCATTAGCATCATCAACACTAGCAGTATTACCTTGACTATCTTGAAAACTTGGTGTCCATGAACCTTCTTCGTACCAATAAAACGTATTTGCTAACGCTGTATCTGTTCCAAACAATATTCCTGTAGAAACTCTTAGCTCCCCTATAATATCTACATCTTTAACCGGATATCCTGCATCATTAGTACTATCCCCACTCAATAATACTTTGCTATCACTTCCTCGGACATAAAGAGCTCTATCCCCACTATCACCCTCAACACGAAAATCTATATCCGCTGAACCTTCATTAATTACAACTTCAGCTTGCCCGCTTTCTATATATGAGCTTCCATTAGCCGAGATGAACGATTTTGACGCCCCGTCCGTATGGACTTGTATATCTAATAGTCCATCTTCGCTATTTTGCGTTACTACCTGCATTCTAGTGAATATACGAGCGTACTCGTGTTTATTATTTCCGCTATTTAGACCTGAAAACTTAATAAGCCCTATAGCATCATTACTTGCTTCAGAACCTGATTCCCTCCAAAAATCCATTATTGGGCCAGAGGAAGAATCATTACCTTTATCTCTAAGCGTAAGAAGAGTGTGAGAGTCACTACCATCAACATAATCAGGCTCAGAATATATAGTCACTGTCGAAGCTAAGTCAGTAGTGGAGTTTGCATTAATTATTAATCTATTTAAGGCAGCATCAACTTTAAAAAAATTATATCTACCATCAGATTCAATTATAAAATCCTGATCTAAACCAGCATTATTAAACCTAGTTTCTTGATAATTGAACCGCATATGCTCTCTTGAAGAACCGCCTGACATATTGAAAAATCGCGTTATTGCGTCTTCAGACCCATCAGAAGCATCATCTATTTGAACATCTATAGAACTATAATCTACATCTTGATATGCATCATTCTTACCTTTAAAGTTTATTTTTCCAATATAATCATCGTCAGCTGCACTAGCAGACGTTCTATGTAAATTAAAAATAGGACCTGCTGTATCACCAGAATCGTCAGAATAAACATTTACATTTTCATCAATTATAATTCCCGAATAAACTTGAGTCCCATTTTGCGCTATGGTGCGAAGATGAAGTTCTCCTTTTAAAGACCCAGCAGTATTATCAAGTATATTTGCAAATACAGAATTATAAACGTTGCTATTAGAATTAGAATTTAGGCCGTAAAAATCAATCTGCCCAAGCTTAGTACTACTAACATCTCGCTTTAAATTAATAAAAGGATAATTAAACATACCAGTATACCCACCCGATATGTCACTTGATATATTAATAATATCTCCGTCTATAGTCGTATTTGAGGACGAGGTATTTACATAACGAGCATCAGATTGAGTTTTAGTAAAACCATCTACTTGTGCTACTACTGGTCTTGCTCCTAAATACCCTGCCATTATACATCTTGCTCCAATACTGATAACACAACATCAACTGAATCAGCTGTGTCCGATTGAACTGTTATTGCATCAGCAGCTTCTGCTATTATTTTTCCATCTAGTACCGAAAACGCAGTGTTTGCAGGAATTGGAACCCCTTTAACCAAAAATATACTTCCCAATTTAATGTCAACAGCAATTTGAGATGTTGTTACATTTGCTACATTACAACCTATAATAACCGCTGTCTTATTACTTCCTACCGTATAAACAGTAGCAGCACTGGTTCCAGCCCCATCAGTAGTATAGTTTTTAAATACATTTGCCATAGATCAGCCTAATGCTATTGACAAGGCAAGAGCAGTTCCAGCCTCGTCTACGTTTAAATTTGTTCGAGCGTTTGCTGCAGTCGATGCACCTGTGCCCCCATGCGCAACTGCTAAATCCGTAGTAATTGCTAAATCTCCACTAATACTCACGCCAGAAGATGTTGTTTCCAATCTTATACCATTATTATATCTCAACTGAACCCCTTGATCTGCAAAACATATAATATAATATTTAGCAGCATTTCTCTTTGATATAGCTATATTTCCATCTGTTTGAATCCAGAGATTATGGCCATTCATATCCCTTATAATACTATTTCCGGCTCCATCTGAGTTATGAAATATTTTAAAATCACTATTATCACCAAAGACAATTTCATGATCAGTTGGAAATGTAAGATCCCCATCAATACTAACATCTACTGTTATAGCCGACTCTAGTTTATCAGTATTTAAATTTGTAAAGTTCGCATCAACTTCAGTATTCGTTAGGGGCGAACCTTTGCCTGATCTTGTAACGATTGTTGCCATGATTTACCCCTTAATTATTTAGCTTGCTGATAATGTTATTGTCCAAGTTATAGACATTGTATCGTCAGCAGCTTTATTAACAACACTAAATACAGTTCTGCAAAGCATGTCACCTCCAGAAGCCGCATTAAATATACCTGCTTCAGTCACTGCTCCAGTTGCATCACCTGCTTCAAAAGAAGAAACATATACAACTTTTTCGTTATTTGACCCTGAGATTGTTGTGCTATCAAGCGCCTCTCTTGAACCTAGTAAAGTTACTAAATCAGTTTGAGAAGCAGCTGCAGCTGTTGTACCAGAACCAAGCCCCATATGCGACATAACACTTTTTGAGGCATCTTTCATACGAGAAGCTATATATTCTAAACCTTTATTGACGACAAGGTTTTTTACTTCCCTTTCGTCTTTGATATTCCCGGCCTTGTCCTTTAGAACGATGTTAAGCTGACCGGAGAGCTTTAAATTTTCATTAATCATAATGATCTCCTAAAAGGTTCGGGAAGCACCGACATAATCTCCCTCAAAATAAGTGAAGTCGCAATAACCCTGACTTCTTAAAGACCCCGCGTCGGTTATCGGGATCGTATTTGATGGTCGTTTTCCAAAACTTAAAACGTCTCCATCGGTTACTCCAGAACTATCAGAAAATGTTCTGCTATACGCAGTTATTATAGCAATAACCTCTGCGACAGTCGCAACATTTGTAGTATTTTTTATAAACTGCATTTCTTGATCATCAAGTATTGAAGCTTCACCATCTACGTCGTCTGTTGCATCGACATTATTAGCAAGCGCTTTTGTAAGGGCTCTTGCAGTAATTACATCTGAAAAAGTAGGAGTCTCACTTAAACCTTTACCAAACAATGGTATCGGACTATCGGTGATTGACGGTGATTCACTAAAAGGTTTACCTATTCCAAGTGAAGCTGCATCTTCAGCAGCTAAAATATTATCTGCAAGTTGTTGCGCAAAACTTTTAACTAATGGATCAGTTATACCAACATTATCTGCAGAAGTTTTATCAAAAGAAATAACGTCATCATCGGTTATAGCTGCTGCATCAGAAAGTGTTTTATTAAATTGTATGACTGCATTTTCTGCTATAGCAGCACTATCAGTAAGAACTTTAAAGAAACTAAATACAGCACTATCAACACCGCCAACTGTATCGTCAAACTCTTTAAATATTACAAACTCACCTTCCTCCATTTGTAGTTTTATCTTAGCAAGCTGTGCAGTAATCATTTTAAGTTGCTGTGTAAAAACTGCAGCATTATCAACACCAATACTGTCTGTTTTTATCTTTAACTTAGCAAGTTGCTCAGCAATCATCTTAGTTTGTTGAGTAAAGACTACAGCATCATCAGTACTACTCATATTAGTTTTGAGTTGAGTAAAAGCTACCTTAAGTGCATTTATAAGTACTGCCGATTTTAGTTTCATGCAAAATCCTCTCGTATTCTAAATTTAAGGATTTCAAATATTGTTTCTCTTAGACCTGTAGACTTAACAATTTCTATTTCACCTTCATACGTACCGGGCTCTTGATTAAGATCATTAGTCTGCCATTGAATAACTGCAACACCTGTATTAGCAGTAGCTGGATTTATATACGCCTGCCTAGAAAATAATACTGTAGATTCTCCAGCAGCTCTAAAATGAAGTGTTACTGTAGCTCCTGTTAAATTAGTAGCTGTGTTGGTATCTTCATCTGTAAAAGTTAATTTTATCTGCGGGCCTGTATCACCTTGTACGTAGTTAAATGAAGTGCTCATTAGTATGCCACCCTTTTTGTTGCACTACCAGTAAAGTTTGGGCCTCTAACACGCGTTCCAACACGACGGTAGTCTCGTCGTTTTGCAGCGTCTGCGTCCTTCTTAAACTCTGTCTGATAGTAAATTGATAGCTCTGGGCTTGTCCACTCTTTGTTAGGTATGGAAGTCAACATACCGATAGCCCCGTAAGCAATACAACGTCCATAAGTCTCAAAAATCCAATCTTCAATACCTGTTGCTGTAAGCTTAGTTTTTAAAACACCAGTACCTGTAAATTCATATTTTTTATCAGGAGTAGGATAAAATTTTATAGAAGTATCTTGATAGATTGCATAATACTTAGGACACCCTTGTTCATTGAATGCAGTAGTAGTTAAATGTCTATCTGTAATACGAGGAATGCATCTACCATCAAGCACAATTTCATATACATTTTCTAATACAGCTTCGCTAGAAGGTAGAAATATAGAGTAATCCGCAACATTTTTAACAGCAAAATCCTTTTCTATGTCAAAACGCCATATTTCGCTGCGTTGAAGAAACTTTGCTGCTGCTTCTTGCAGATGGGACTCCATGACAATTTCAGGACACCCCGGCACATAAGGTTGTATGTAAGGGTAGAGTTTATCCCATAAAACCGTTGCCATTATGCTACCGCCCTCCCTGTTGTTGGTGTAACAGCTGCGTCTGCCTGTGTTTTAACACCGATTGCAGCGTTAAATGCTTGATATGCAGCCACAGCGCGGGCTTCATTTGCTCCATATTCTGCGTCTTTTGAATAAGCACGATATAGTATCCAATCTGTAATTGGGCTTAAGTATATATCATCGAGTTTTATAACTTCAGCGCTGCCCGTAACTGGATCTAAATCAGACGCAGATAAAGTATGTGCCCCCGGAGCATCAGTATAAATAACTTCTAGCTCTGCGGTAGCAGTAGCCGGAGGATATACATAAAACTCTTTCGGTATTCTAGGATCATATGTGTAATGTTGTATGTTATCAGTTTGTGTTTCAGTATGCCAGCTGGGACGCTGATCATCTAAAACAGCTCGATCAACAACCCTAACCACTTTTTTTAGCGATCCAGATTTAACATTGCGAGTTATGTCTAACAAACGTAGGGCTGAAGGAAATCCCCCACTTGAGGCAGTTAACTCTTGTTTTGTCCCAGCTGCACATGTGAATGTTGCACATTTTGCGTTCGCATCAGGTCTTAAAAGAACAATGCTCAAGTAAGATTCGTTTAACCACTTTTGAAGTTCTAAACGAGGCCAACGTGTTCCTGTGTCTTGTAAGATAGCTTCAACGCGTGAAATTATATCTATTACTTTGAATGTTGCCATTTTTCCAACCTATTACAAGTTTCCAATAAAGGTAGGGGGCCGTCAGGCCCCCCTTATTGTTAGGAAGGATCACCTACTAATGCAGTAACTAAAGCTTCATTTTTAAGAACTTTTCGGCCATATACCGCTAGTCCTCTAACTTTGTCACCAAAGTCAGTTTGATTACGAAGCTGTTCAGTTTTACTGATTTGTGAGGCAAATGAACAAGCAGCTTTAGTACCTGCTACCATCATTCTTCTAGGTTTTGCACCTGAAGATGATCCACCAGATGATGTTGCTGCCAAACCATTAACAAGCTGTTTACCAGTAGTTCCCTTAGGAAGAAGGTTAGACACATAAACAGTGAACCTGTCTAGCATACCAACTTTACCTGTTCTGATGGTGCTAGCTGCATCACCAGTAAAGTAAGCTTGTGCAATATCAGTCTGCATAAGAAGATGACGATCTTGCGGTGTCATAATCAACCAACGTCCATCTTCTGGAACATTCTGCTCATCAAGCGCGGCAGACATTCTAAGAATAGTTTTTAGGACGTTTGCTGGAGTTGCCTGATCAATCGGCGCACTATCTGATCCTAAGTTATAGGCTCCAGATTTTGCACCTGCAGTAGTACCTTTATTGGCTGTTGCTGCGCCTTCGGTTACAAAGTACTGAAAAAATACTTCGTTCTCGATTGCAATTTTAAGTTGCTTTGCAGCATCCTCAGTAAACATGTTCATAAGATCCATGTCGGCTTGATAAGCAAGCACATCATTTACCTGAACACTAAAGTATTTACCTTTATTGATTTGCATATCAACGGTAATAGGTACTGGGACCTCATCTTGTAAAGTTGTACCCGCACCTGCGTAATCATTGATAGTAATTGATGGAGCAGTACGAATTGTGATTGTGTCACCCTGATTTTGAATCTCGCCTTCCCAATCAGTGTTAGCGATTTCAGTCATCATGGTGTTCGCATAAAATTTTGCATTCAGCTTCTGCGACCAAAGCTGAGGAATAAATGTCGAGGAATACGACGGATTTGTGTCGAATGCGCCGGAGCCTACGACGGGGAATACAGCAGCCATTTTGGGCCTCCTTTAAAAGTTAGTGTTAAGACGGCTGCTTTCCAGTTAACGTGTTAAGACGGAATCTTAACTCGATTTTCCATATATGCAGCAGTCAGTTCCGCTTCAAGTTTTGCCGCTTCTTCATACTTTCCTCTTGTATTTAACGTCCGAACTTTTGACCAAGCACTATTCATATCTCTCGCAGAGTAGATTTTGCCAGTTGGAGTTACGGGCGATTTTACAGAGTTAGCACTCCGATTTGGCGCGACCTGCTTTTCAAGTTCTTGTTTAGCTACAGGTTTTTCAGGTTCATTTGATGCTTCAGGTAATGATGCTTTCCAGAGCTTTACGTAATCCGCTATAGCTTCTGCATCGCCTTTATCAAATGCTTCCTGAGCTTGAACTCTTCGCGGGGCACGTAACATAGGATCATGTTCATTTAACCACGCTATCCAACGTTCATCATTGTCGACCTCAGCAAAATCAGGAACTAAATTCATTAATCTCTGACTAAAGCCGACATCTCCAACTTGTTTATTAGTACCTGCAATTTGTTCTTGCAGTTCCTTAATAGTTTTATTTTGCTTCTCTAGTTTTTCCTCATAATCCTGAGCAACTTCTTGAGCAACTTTACGTTGGACGTTCAACAAATCTTCACCAAACTCTTCTCGATCTGCATCAGTCACTAAACTGACTTTCTCCTTCGGCTTTGTCGGTTCTTCTTTTTTTGCAGTCATTTCTTTTTGAAATGAGTTCAATTGTTCTGTTAGCTGCTTAACTTGTTGGTGCAGCCTAGGAACTTCAACATCGTACTTACCCTTAAGAGTGCTGTACTTCTGCTTAAAATCAACCTCTACGTCCGTCGGTGACGTGTCAGCTGGCTTTACTTCCTCAGGTTCAGCTTGTTTAACCTCTGTTTCTGTCTCAGATTTTGTCTCAGTATCCGGTTTGATCTCTTCTTCAGAAGTAGTTTCTTCTGTTTTAGAGTCAGATTGGGCTTGTAACGCTTTCTCGAGCTCTTCAACTTCGTCTAATTGTTTCTGTACCTGTTTTGGTAACGCCATATTTTTCTCCTTAAAGCTCCAACTCTGTTTCGTAGCGCCCGAAGGTAAGCTACTCCCGTCTTTGGTCTGCTTCGTCGTGCTCTTACGAGCGGTTTGCTACTTTAGGCGAATCGTCAATTGCCTTTAGTAAATCTTTAAATGCTTCGCAACGACCTTGCAGACGGTGGATTGTAGCCATGTCATCTGCTTGCAGTAGCCGCGAAACGGCTTTTTCAGTTTGCTCCTCTAGCAGTGCTATCAGAGCGTTATTGCCTGTTTCTTTTATTCTTAGCAGCGCATTTATTTGCTGCTGGTCACAAAGATTCAAGTCAATCATAGGGCAAGAATACTAAATATGTTATATCGTGTCAACAGGTTGTGTATTTAGCTCTTTTGCTTTCTTTAAAGCATTTTCTGCGAGCATTCCATAAAATGCAGCAGCTCTACCTTCAGAAACATGAGCTATGCCCTTTATTTCTTCTAACGCTTCTTCGTAAATTTTAATTATTTCTTCGACGCTATTGTCCATTTGGCCTAGGGCTAACTAAGTTTTCCTGACGCCCCCCTTGAGGTGTGCCATCTTCCTGCAAATTTTCTTGGGCTGCTTGAGCTTGCATTTGTTGCAACATCATAGCTTGTTGCTGAGCCATCTCTTGTTGTTTTTGTACGTCTTCACGAGATGGAACCAGACGATCAACATTTGTATTGAGATTACCCGCCATATCACGCATAAGCTCTGCAGTGCCCGGAAGCCCAACAATCTGTTGTGCGATTGGACTTTCCAGTACAAGACGCAAGAACTCATTTTTGCGTACAGCTTCTGTTTCTTTAACCACCAGAGACATAGCGCCCCGCGCTAGTATCTGTACGTCACCGATAAGATCAGGATCATCAGCATATCTGAGGTTTCTCTGGTATTGTCGCTCGAGCATTGGACGTAAAACGTCAAAATCAATATTACTTATAACCTGCTTGATAGATTTCCCTGCATTGCTCATAAGCATTGACAGACCAGACGAAGTTCGTCCTGCACCCGGCACATGGGAGCCTGTCATATATTTGGGTATACCAGACACCTCATCAGCCAAAATCATGAATTTATCAAATACTCCTAAGAGCTCTGCAGCATTAGAATTTGGCTGAAAAAATGTCATTGGGGGCGAGGAATCATTGTAATCAGAAGCTTGAAACTGCCAGATTTTCCAAGGGTGCATCTGTGTGATGTCCTCGCCCGGAGGGAGACGACTGATATTTACACCAACTTGAGGGCCGGAAGATATACCCATGTTATTTGCAAGAGCTCTGGCAGCAGCGTTACACATATTTTGAGCGTCCATACACAAGTCAGCGACTCCGTTACCGTCTAGGCGACCTGGAACTTTCTCGAACGAGGTAACGTAGTAAGGTTTACGACCAAGTGGGTCATAATTCAAAACAGCACGAATGACAGTATTTTTTACCATCCAAACTTCACAAGGATAAGATTTTTGCGGATCAGGAATTTCTTCTTCAGATAAACCCCAGTCAAGCAATAAATCACCGGGAATAGTATCCCACAATTGTATAGCTGCAACAACATCTGAGCTAGCTTCATCCATATCAACGCTTGTCACGTCTTCATATTCTTGGTGCTCTTCATCGAGCCAGTTCATTCCTCCATGACCAAAATCAACTAAAAGAGAACGTACAGACGCTTCATCATACCCTTCTACACCAATCATATTTTCTACATCTTCGCGAGTAAGATGGTGTACTTCAATCACGGGCATGTTTTGTATATCATCACCCCAAGGACACCAATAAAATTTAAATGGGTCAACTCGTTCCCATTCATCACGAATTACTTCTACAACTCCTAACCCACCTTCTACATATTTCATTGTCTTTCGTTTTCTAGGAGTAGGCCCCTTCATGATTGCATATGGAAAGGTTGCGATATCGTTTGTAAACTCAAACAACGCTTTGGTGTACCCACCTTCTGTCATTTGGTCTTCCATCTTTTTTTCCATGCGCTCAACACGTTGTTCGGCTTGAAACTTCATAGCTCGCATAGCCGTATCTTTCATCCCGCTAGCTAGCTGTTTTAATTCATCTTGTGTTGGCGGTGCATTTCCAGCTTCATAGTACGCCATAAGATTTTGACGCATTATGTTCTGCATGTTTTGCGCAATATCAGGAGGAACTTCAGGTATTGGCGTAGCAGAAAGCGACCAAGGTTTATCTTCACCTTGCCCTAAAAGTGTATCTCTAAGCCAAGCTGTCGCTGTACGACACTTTGCGCTTACGATACCCATAAAAATTTCTGACCCCCCATGCTCTCGTATCTCAGCTAGTTTATTAGGGTCGTATTCCATGTTTCGTGCACGAAGACAATCTATCAGCCTGTCCTCTAGTTCGTCTCTAAAATGTTCACGCATCATTTCCCAACGATGGCGGACATGAGATCCAAGCCCCTGTGCTATAGGAGAATTTTGAGTTATGTCAGACTGTCGTTGCGCTTCTGCTTCTATATCACTAGAACGCGCAACAGGTATTATAGAGGGGCCAAGGTTCATTCTTCTTCTTTAATGTCTTTTAATTCTGGTCGGCAATAAGCTGAGTACGGACTGCCAGTCCCTGCAACATTAATTTTAGAAACGTGCCATGAACACGTTTGATAGTTGCCAACTACTCCTTCGTCCACTATTTCCGATCCTTTCAATAGTACTAAAACAAATATCACAGTCTTCACTACAAATATCATCAAACCGATAACGCGTCAACAGATTATGTCCACCCTGCAGCTGACACTTTAACGACTTCCTTTCTCTGCACGTTAAAACCCATAGCGCCAAAAACTTCTCCACCGTCTGCATGCAAACACATATACTGAAACGCATCAGCTATGTCAGACCACGGGTGGGATTTTTCTGGCTTCTCGTCACGTACCCCCTTCGTATTTATTTTGTACCTGTATTTTCCTGCAAGAGCCTGTATCAAATTGCTAGCATTGATAGGGCAGGCAATGAATCCGTACTTGCCGTCGACCACACGTGTGAGGTATTTGTCGACCGCAGATATTCTAGCTGCTACAGAGTTTGTCCGCGCAGGTCGTATACTAAATCCTTCGTTCTTGTAGATGTCAGCTACCGTACGTTCGTCAGTCTGTACGCGCTGAAACGCAGCGGGGTCAATTATCACCACAGCTTTTCGTCCTCCATATTTGTTCGCCAGCAGAGGTTTCAGTCTTTCTCTAACAAATCGTAACGCACCCATGCCATCAGAGATAAGCGAATCGTAAACTATCAGGCGCCCGTCGTATGCAACGTTGCCGATGACTGCAGCGGGCGTCAGTCCGGCGTCGACACCTATTATCAGTGGACTGTCTGTAAACATTGGTTTGAGCTCTTCCTCCGCCACGTGCACTGACCTGTCGAACGATCTAAATACTGGTTGTCCACTTAAAGACTTACCAAACTGGGCGTGTATATACACATCCACCCAGTCTTCCGTCTTACCTTGAGAAAGATTATCGTAGTAATCATCAGGTAAATACTTAACCCAGTCTGCTTCAGGGCTCATTCCGCTCGGTTGAAGGGTAACATGGACGTTTTCAGGGGGGTCTGTGAGCAAATCTTCCCAATATGTGTCCATATCAGGGGGGTTTGTCATGCCCCAAAGGTGCATATTTGGCACTCCATTATCGGTCTGACACCCCACTCCATTCATCATTTTGTCCGGATATCGCCCTATTCTACCCTGTGCAGCGTTGTAAATATCGGGGTGAATCTCCCTAAATTCGTCAAAAATGAAGAAACTAGCCTGTAAAGACAGCAATCTACGCACATCATTAGCGTCATCTAGCCCTCTAAACAGCACTTCGCACTCAATTTCACCCACTTTTATGATGAATTTGTACTCAGTTTTAAGAAAACTACCCATAATTCCATCAGGAATCCACTTCAGGAAGTCCGGAATAGACGTATCTCGCAGCTGTTCACGTGTATTTCGCACCCAAATTGCCCTAGAACGGCGTATTCCGTCCTTACATGGGGCCATTCTAGCCGCATGATGCAGTATTTTCATGATTCCGGCTGTAGTTTTCGTCGATCCTACGGGGCCAACAGCCAACGAAATGAATTTTTCGCTGTAAAAGAACTCATCAAGGCTCTTTATGACCTCAAAATTGATTTCATGAGCCATCGTCTATAGCCTGACCCTCAATTGTTATGGCATCTTCCTGATCTTTGGCGCGTGTGATGTTGATTACCACCTGCGGGCCCGCTCCAGCGACGTCGGCTTTACTGTCAGGTTCTAATCTGCCCATTTTATTGAGTAACTTTTGAAATTCTATACGGGCAGTCGGGTTTACCTCCGGACTTTGCATAGTTCTAAAAAGATTATCAAGGTTCACCGCCCCCAAAAGGCGCGCGACTGTCTCCATTAGGGACGGATCTTCCTCGATCTTGGCTAGCTCAGCAGGAGTCAAGATAGGTTCATGGACTTTCGTAGGATCTATTACATGGTTAACACGTTCTGTCATAGCCACACGTTAACAGATGCGCTTCTTTTGGTCAACTAGCAGCATGACGAAGAACAAAAGGGGAACAATAGAAAAAACAGGGGTTGCGATGAACGGGATACATAAGGCCGGGGCCGGGGGGTGCAGCACCTCGGTCCCTCCCCTCCCCTTGTTTACGCTTTTCCATTGATAGAACATAAGACCATGCGAAAAAACGTGGCAGTTCTCGGCAGATAACCTCTCGTGGTAGTGGGTACTAGCAAAGCAGTAACATGTGATGCGTGTATTCCCTCACGGGCTGAGGGGAGACGACACGGTGGTCGTGGAGAGCGACGGAAGTACGGGTGTCAGAAGGTTTGGGGTCGTTAGTTGAGTGGATAGGGTAGCGTAGCCATGCCATATATATGCAAAGCATGGAGCGTCCTCACCGATTAAGTTCGGCGGCACTGTAACTCAAAAGGTTACATACTGTACATTCAGAGAGTGTGCAGTACCTTAATCTTTTAACAAAACAATGGAGTAATTATGCTTACAGAAAAACAAATTAAGGCAAAAATTGGTGGCATTAATAGATCAACTAAAGCTATCAGAAACAATATCCAAGAAGTTCTTTGCAGTATTGCAGGACGTGGATTTGACGTAGAAGTTGGCGACGTTTCTTTGTTCACTAATCTTGTCAATGCGACAACTGGTATGAACCAAGCACTTATCAAAAGATGGATACGTGAGAATGGGTTAGCCACTTGGAACAAAGACAAGGGTAGATATACTTTGAACAAGAACGCGCAAACTAAAGCAAATGAAGAGTTCGACGACGCTCACGCATATTGCTTGTATCTTTTCACTGACGAAACAAAAACTTGGTACAACCCACCTAAGTCAGAAAGCAACGGCGACAAGAAAGAGTTCGACGTCAAGGCTTGGGCGGCGAGAGCGTACAGTTCCCACAAAGATCATCTTGATGCTATGATCAAGGAACTTGCCAAGTACAAGGAAAAGGCAAAGCTTGACCTTGTCGCGTAAGTGACGCCATGCGAAACGTCATGTAAAACGTCATATTGGAAAGCTCAATAAAAACAATCACTTGAGTATACCTTTATGACGTTATGACGTTATGACGTTAATATAAAGTATAATCAGATATTTCAAAGTGTGCATGGTTAACGTGTATACGACCGCTTATGATATGTCTCTCTCAATGAGCGTCATAACGTCATAAGCTAACAAACTCAATAACTTAAACAAATCGAAACGTCATAATGAGCGTCATAACTCTTATGAACGTCACATACTATTGGAGGTACTAATGAAGTCTTATCATAATTATCAAAAGCCATCACATAAAGTATCGTGCAACTGGCATAGAAAATTATCCACTGCGGACAAACGCGACAAAGCTATTGCACGTGGTGTATCCGAAACTGCAACCAACAAGCACAAGGATATTCTTGAGAAGTATTCGATCACTTCTGATGACGGTGCTTGGCTAGTTGTGATGAAAGGTAGACACGACGTTCCTGTCTATAGATCTGCCACGCTCAACGACGCTATCGAGTACACACATTATTTCGATCGTGTCTATAACGCGTAAACTGTTTATGGGGGTCTGGTGTAATGGTAGCACGACAAGTTCCAACCTTGTAAGCGTGGGTTCAATTCCTACGACCTCTGCCAATCTTAACCTTAACGGAGAAACTTATGACACTAGATGAAATACTCAATAGAGAAAACATAGATAACCACGTAACGACATTCACGTATCTGAAAGACGAGACAATGCGTGATAGACTTAATGGTCTACAGGGTACGCTTACACCTGTAGATATAAACATCAACGAAAATACTAGCGCATACATGGAGGTAATATGGGTAGAAGATTGATACGACTCATTGGCGACGTGATCGCTAGGGTAAACAAAGAAACGTTAGAAGACGTTATAGGTGCAGTGTGCATATTCGCATCAATGTACGTACTTCTACTTGTATTTTGACTAGAGAGGTATTGATATGTTTACACAATACGTAACTGCTCTTGTAATATCATATGTAATAACAATAGGTGGCGAACCCAAAGTAGTGGATAGCGTGACCTATTTTCAAAATGCTGAAGATTGTCAGCAAGCATTTCAACACACAAATGTTGGGGAAAATTTATACGCTCATCTACGACGTACATACGGCAAACGTATGAGTATGAGTTGCGAGCCTACAAACATTGTAAGCAAGCCTATGAATATCCCACCACCACGACCTAAAATATTGGAGGACTAATATGCGTTTACGTTTAGCGACTAAATGGAAAACTGATGCTCATTACAACAGAACCGAACGTCGGTATTGTAATGGTAGAATTGCGAGCCGTTACATCAAGTCCCAGGCGGCGCGTGAACGACGACGCAACTCTAAAGCAATAACACGTTATGAACTTAAGATGGAGGAGTAAATGAAACGACCAAGATGTTTCAAGTGTGACGAGTTCTTTCCGATCAAGCGTTGGAAACTTGGGTACAATACTTGTCTAACGTGTGGGCAATCGGTAGCGGAGCAAGTAAAGTTCTGCGTCGTTCCCATGCACAAATCAAACTACGTTGTGGTATCTAACAAAGAAGAACTAAAAGGTATCAACAACAAAACACAATGATGGAGGAATAAATGAACGAACAAGAAATAGCTTTCGTCGTCGCGTTGCTGTGCAGCGGGGCGCTCGTCACCGTCTACATACTCTGGCTAGCAGGACTATTCAGCAAACGACCAACTCAACAATCCG